TTTGTAAGTCTCCAAACTGGAGAAAGCATTACGTATTTGTATAAACACGCAAGACTGCATGTTTAGACTAAGCGCTCATTAAAGCATATTTCGTCATTGGTACGACTTTTGACGCAATAGCTCCAATCATTCTTCCTGTTCCTACTATAGTGGGTAGCTTCGATAACGCCCAGGCGCCGAATTTCCCTGCTGAAGCAGCGAAACCTCCGCCCATAGCATTAATCTTACCTGCATTAATTAAAGCTTGTTCTTGTGATCCGACGGGGCCAAATTGAACTGATAAAAGATCAGTTTGCCCGACTGTTGGCGTGTACTCGTAATTTATGAAATATTCGACTGAGATATTTGCTGATGGTGCTGCTCCTGATATAAAAACTATTGGAACCATGTAATCGGTAGGTGGTACATTGATGGTAGTAAAGTTCATTCCTGAAGGGTCCATAGGTATAAAAAATCCACCTACGTAGCTTGTGAGGGTCGATTGATTTTCTATTTTAGTCCACATGCTATCACGAATGGTATCTGCATTTGCTGAAGTGATGGCTTGAGAATAAGGTATCATACCGAAACTAATTGTTCCGGTTTTACTCAAAACACTTGTTAAATCACTGACACCAAGCCAAGCTGAAACTACTCTGAACTTAGCAGCATTTGTAGATGCCATAATATTCGTAACTGCTCCAATACTTGATGCAAGTACGCTTGTAGTTTCGTTATACCCAGCAGCATTGCTATATGCGAAAATAGTTGTTCCGTAAGGTGTAAGTAAAGCACTAAAATATCCAGTAGCATTAGCAGTAACAGTCAGTATACCTTTTTGACTCGCTGTTGCTGTAGCTATAGGTAAAGGGTTAGGGATTCTAACGCATTTTTTCGATTTGGGATCGAATAAACCTAATGCATATTGGTACTCATCATTGTGGTGAGTCGATAGCCAATCTGATGGTTTATCGACATTTTTCTTTCCTGACATGGGATTTTTGTTAATGGGATAATGAACAGAGATCTGTTTTTTCGTTTTTCTTTTCCTATTTCTTTTATTCTTGACATCGTTTTTGGGTTTAATTGCTAGCATTATTTGCGAAAAATTAGTGCCTTCATCAAGGTTTTGAGTATTGTGGCAGTTACTTAAAATCGTTCCTGCGACCACAACATTACAAAAATCTACGTCAGGGATTTTAATGTTAGATTTTCTGCAACTGAGTTGAGTTAGTATAGAATGGGCTGTGTTTTGTGTAAGCTTGTATTGATATTTCCAGTCGGCATACATCATGAATTCTGTTGTCATAGATATAAATCTACGGTGGTAAGAATATTCTGAATCTCCAGGTATACTAAGATGAGTATAGCGAAAATGTTCGATAGATTTTTGATCTTTAGTGTTCTGACATTCGAAGTTCTCTTGAAAAAAATTTCCAAAATAATATTCATTTTGGTAGAACGTTAAGTTTGATAAGTTGACAGCTTTACGGTGTAATCGTGGGTTTTTGCGTATATTGATATCTGACCCAGTGTAAAAACGTGAGTTAAGTATAGATTTTATAATGTCTCTGCCGATCATTTTAATATTTCCTGCCATGAAAGTTGTCTTTGATACGAAATCAAAACGTCGCGCATTATCAGATTGCACTATGAGCCTTTTACAGATCCAACCGGAGCCGTGTGTTATAAAATCATTTTTGTCACAATAAAGAGTTTTAGAATAAGTTTCCCAACTTATTAAATCTTTCTTTTCTAAGATACAGAAGAAATCATCTCCTGTTATTTTCCTACGATACTTAGTAATTCCCGTTTTATATAGAATAAAATCTTGTATTAAGCGGTTTCTTTTAGTATTTCCATCAGTTGTTTTGGGTCCGTGCCCGGACGGTGTGCTACCATTAACTATGGCTTGGACGAGACGCACTCCTGCATAATTGTATTTCAAGGTAACTTGAGTGTTGGTAGCAGCTTTAAGTGTAATGATTGTGTGTTCATCCGTCCACCATTCGAACTTCTGTTTATAAAATATACAAGCATGTTCCCAGTAAGGTTTATCAACTAAATCCATTAACCAAGCGTGTTGCAAAGAATCGAAGCTAGTAAAATCTGTGGATATATATACTGGGTCAATGAAATCGTTTTCCATAGTGTTAATAAATTTTTCATATTCAGAAATAGTTGTTTTATAAGCGAAGTCTGGGTTATTCTTTTTCTGGCTAGCTAACAGAACATGTTGCAAATAGTTTATAAAAACATAAGGTTTATAAATTGATCCGATATTACGAGGTCGAGCTTTCAGGGCTGACACGTTGTTATTTTCAACGTAAGCGATATTTTCTTCACCGGATTTTACAGAACACTCAATATACATAGCATTTTTGGGATCTGAATAATCAAATTTTTGTTTAGGAGTTCTGTAATATCTAAAACAATCCCAAGAGTTTCTATATGCAGATTTCTTACTTTTCGACCAATTGGGGTGATTATTTAAATAAGTCTCAAATTCTTGGTAATCGTCATCAAAGATTTGTAAATTTTGTTTTGGAAACCAAATTTTTTCAGCATAATCAATTAATTCTTTTTTGAAGGTTTCTTCGGGTTGAGTTATAACGGATAAATGTCGATCTATGAGAGCTGACAATAAATTTTGAGGGTTCTTGTGATTCATAGCATAAGAAACAAATGAACCCGATGGTGATGAAACAGTGGGACCAGTTAAGATAGCAGATGTGTCTTCAGTTAAGATAGGGTATTGTTTAGAACACACTATTGACATAGCTGGTTCATAAATAGTTAGTTTCTTTAATATAGCAGAAGTGGAGATGTTACTGAAATTCAAAGTTTGCACATTCTTCAAATAGTACTTGTCTGACGTGAGATTTCCAGGAGGAAGTAGAGTTTTTGCATTCAATACCGAAAGATGTTTTATCTCTTTATTAGTGCTTCTATCATAATATACAGTGCTAAGTGTTCCGTCATGTTGTGCTCGGCAATAATCTTCTTTGACGCCACCGACAGCTGTATTTATACCATAAGTTGGCAATATTAGATTTCTCGTTTTATATTGTGGGATAATTTCTTTAGGTTTCTCATAGTCAATGAAATTTCGTCGGTAATTAGTGTACACGTAAAAAGTTAGTGCGGTCGTCAATAAGCCTGCAAAAAGTAGAGCTTTGCGAGGTCCTTGAAATATTTTCAAAGGGTTAGTTAATTCAAATATCTTGATGGGTACTCTTATTATTTTTGACAGTACGTAGTTGATTAAATTTGGAAATCCATCCACAGGCGGCCGGGGAGTTTTTATTTGTTTGATGGCACCCCACATCGTACTATCTCGGGTGCAGAAACGATGGATGGCTAATAATATGTAACACGGCACAAATGTCATGATTTTAGTATTTAATCGATTGTAACACAAAAATAAGTTCTTTTGGATTCTAGTGGGTAGAAGTTGATAACGTGATTTGTGTTTTGAAAATTCAATTGCTCGAAGTGCTTGAGCGAAATTTCGAAAAATGTCAACAGGTAACATATTTGGAAATTGTTGGCCAAATTGTTGAGGCGTCATGGATGGTTCAATGAGCAACATTTGGGTGAATTTCAAGATGTCCTGAGATTTACTGCATGATGGATTTGTTCCATAAAAGTGCATAGTTGCTTTCTCATTGGGTAATAAGACAAACATTTTAACAGTAAGTACTGAATCGATAATTAGTTCACAAACGTTAATGCTTTCAGGTGCCCCTGATTTATCGCTAGTAATATCATACAAGGATTTATTTCTATAAGCGTCACCGTTACCTGCAGCTTTAATTTCTAGTGTATCATTTCCAAGGTTCTTAATTTCAATCTCATCAAAACAACATTTCGCGGATCCAGACCAAACATTGTAAACGTTATATGATCCGTAATGAGTAGTGTTGCTCCGTGGTGCTATATTGTCATAATAATAAGCTGTATCATTGTGCATACACAAGATCGCTGTCAGAAAACCTAAAGTTTCGAGATAATCTTGGAAGGTTGATTGGACAACATTAAAATTTAAGGTGTTTTCTCCAGGGTATAATTTAGGCAATTCATACCCTTCATAATTATTTAATCGGTCATAGTACAATTTAACAGGTCTAACTATAGTAAAAGTGATGTTGACTGAATCGATTTGTGAAGTTCGTAGGTAGTTTGCTATCAATGGTAATATAAAACGCGCTGTACCTATTTTACCCCCGACGTCGATTATTTCTATATCGTAGATTCCGTTGTTAATTTTACGTTTAACATCTGAGAACAATCTGTTCCATGAGTAAGCATGAACAGCATCTGCAATAAAACGGGCATTTGGATGTTTTGATCTCTGTTTTGATTGAGTCTGTAAAAATTTTATATTTTGTGAAGGTGATAATGAAAGTATGTCATTTATTTTATTGATTATGTCCGGTTTAATAAAACCTTTGTGTCTTATATGAGTTATCTTGAGGTCGTTTTGCGGTTCATCTCGTGGTATGACATCAGATTCTCCTTCAGGTTGAGGTGATATGTAGGGTAAAGTAATTGTGCGACCATTTAGATGACGTGTGAGGTGAATGCGAGTTGCGTTTTGCGCGTAATCACTACCGACTGGGACATTGTTTTCTGAAATCTCGGGTATCCTCTTGATTATTTTACCGTATTTTGATAAGCCTTTGTAATGAGATGTTTCTATAATAACCTTCTCTTGTCTCTTAATGATTAAATCATGAGATATTTTGTATTTCTTGAATAATGACGTGCGATTAAATGATGTATAAAAATCCTCGTTCTGTATTGCGTTTAATATGATCTTCGTAAGTTCGTTTAGTTTTTGAAGGGTTATGCGACTGAAGAAATAACAATGTAAATAATAATTGTGTTCGATTGATCGTTCGGTTGGATCAGGATCGTCTTCTTTCGAAAAAGCAAAAATTTGATTTAAAAAAGTGAAACGCTGTTTTTTGAAACTAGCCCAGTTTCGAACATATTGTATACTTTTGGTATCGAAGTCTAAATAAGGTATGTTAGATACTAGGTCATCCACTTTAGGCTCAGTGTGAGGGTTGTACTTAAGTACGGGGACTTGATTTCTTACAGGTTTAGGTATGTTTGGAAAGTTATCATTTTTCTCTAACATTTGGTACCTTTTACCTTTCCATTCCAGATTTATAGTTTTTAGAGATTGATATGAATTACCGATGCGTGCGAAATAGTTTGCGTTTTCAAAATCAATGGTATCAATAAAAACTAAGGTGTGCATCATAAGCGGGTCATCTCCGGGGTGATACACGTAAAAACCGGATCTATGAACTCCTGTGTATCGTCGAGAATCTGATGTATACACAGAATAACCAAACAATTTCGCGAAGTTCAACAATGTTTGTATATTCGGGGATGTTTCAGAGATTAATCGTTTACCTATACGTTTATCTATCTGGATGTTGAAATTTGATTCCGATGTTTTGATAAAAATGTTATTTAACAGCGTTAATCCAGACCAAACACATAAGCCGTTGATAGTTTGAAGCACTTTCTTTTTGAAGTATGTAGTTGAATGACGGTCTTGTAGTGACATGTGAAATTCAGCTGCGGCTACTGTGTGCATTTCGTTAAATTGTCTCGAGGTGATAGATTTTAAAGGAGGCAGAACAGCAAAATCTTCTCGTGATAGTTTTGGTTGAGGATATAAATCCCCCTCGTTGCTAATGAGTTTCGCTTGTTCAAAACTGTCACCGAAATCAACCACGCATAATGCATTCTTGATTGGGACATCGTGGTCGCTGTTTGAAATTGGGTTTAAGAAATCATCGAGTGTGAAATTAG